AAAGAGAAGAATTTGAGACTTCCCTCTTTGATGTTGACATTACTTGCCACATACTTGCCTCGATTGGTATCGAATGTAATGCTATAATCTTTATCAGCCACAAAAGAATAGGTCACACCATCAAAAGTTGTGGCAAACTCAGCACCAAAGGGAATAATATCTCTCTCAGGTTGTGTATCAAAAACAACGTCTACGACTGCTGTTGGTGCCGTCACTGATGACGGTGTGTATCCCAGAGTTTTAGCGTTTGATATGACCGAGTTTCTCAAAACGGCTGTGTCGAGAAAAGACTCGTTTGCAAGTTGTTGTGCGTAATATCCTTGGTAGTGTGTATTGTACGCTAGAATGTCTAACAAGACAGATAGACCAGAGCCATTGAAGTCATAGTCTTTAAACGTATCTTGTGATTCAAAAAATGCTTTAAGATTTGACTTGATCGTATCAAAATCGAGTGAGTCAACTTTTAGTTCTGCCATTATCGTAACCTTCTGAGTGTGAATTCAAGATTGACTGGTCTTGATATATTTACAACGGTGAAATCTACCGTGACTTTTAATTCGTTATTGTCAAAATCTTCTAACACTTGAACATTACGAAGGTTGGCTCTCGGCTCATTCTTTTGAATAGTTTGACGAATTCTTGTCTCGATAGTGTTTTTTGTTCCTGGTGTTAGTTGCTCAAACAACAGCCCAGAAACACCGGCACTCAGATCTGGCTGAAACAGTCTCTCGTATCTACCAGGAATTATCAAATTTTTGATAGACCTTTTTACCGCATCAACGTCTGTCTTAATATTGACATCTAGCGATAGCGGGTTTTTTGCAAAGTCTAAATCTAAATCTGAGTATCTTGCCATGCCATGTATTTATACACGACTGGACAACTTATTTTCTTCGTCTTCCTCTACCGATGCACGCGGCACCCATAAGGGCTAATGATCCTGGTGCTGGAATAGGAACTGCTTCTAGTTCTGGCACTAAAGTAAAGAAGATACCAGCATCACTATCACCTTGAACTATTCCAGGGCTTTCGATCCAAGAATCTGTGTAAGCGAAGATGAAGAGTGTCGCTTGTTCCCCAGGTCTCAGGCCTGAGGATAAATCGTTTCCCTCACTGCCCCAGTCCCAGTTGTAAAGGCCTGTCTCATAAGAAAACTCAACGTAATCTGGTGCGTTATAATTAGGATT